TCTGTCTTGGGTGTCGTAGACTTCTTCGCTTGACTTATCTTTTGAGAGTGCTAATATTTTCTTACTCTCGGGATAAATAACGATGTCTACATCTGGATGATCGAAGACTACTAGCTGATTTCCCAGTGTCTTGCGAACATTTAGATTGATGTCTTCTTTTATTCCTAACTTTGGAGGCGACTTGGGTATTGTTACTTTGATAGTCATTATGCTTGTATCTCGCTGACTAAGTTCTGTATTTTTAGAACATCTTCTATCAAGTCTTTATCTACTGGTGTTTCGCGGAAGCCGTCAATCATTGAGATGACTCTCTTAGTTGACTCAACCATTGTCGCATCTGTTTTTATCTCGGCTGAAACAAGTGCGCCCGTTAGGACACTGTGCAGTCTTCCGAGTTCTTCGTTTAGATAGATGTTGACATCAATTCCGTTGTCGGAGAAGGATAGGATGTAGCGGTTGAGAAGTTCTTTCTGCTCGTTCAATATTCCGCTAGAATACTCTTTGTTGTATTTTGATACAAAAGACTTGAATACCAAGTTGTCTATTGGCTTCATCTTGGGAGTATCTGGGGTAGACAAGCCTTCCATCATTGATGCGACGACTTTCTGCTCAAGCAATACGCCTGACTTTATGTTGGCGTTGCCTTCGTCGGTAGAGAATAACTGAGACACAGTTGCGATGTTCTTGTAGTTTGGAACGAAGTTGGAGTAGACGCCTGAAGAAAGTTCTTTGTTTACTCTGCTTATTAGGCGATTCTGGGCTTCTTGAATGTCGCTTTCGTTGATGTTGTTTCTCGCTTGTCTGACTTGGAATACTATCTTCTCTGCTGCGAGGTTGTCCATTTCCTTAGTTTCAAGAAGTGTCTTGTATAACTCTAACTCCTCTGATAAGACTGTCTTTGGGGCGAAGGACTCTTTCAAGATGTTTATCGCTGTCTTTTTTACCTTTCTGTCTCCAGAAATGATTGCTTTTGTAACCTCTTTTAGGAGAGCTTCATAAAGAAAAGCAGTATTTCTCTTCTTGTTATGTTTATTTCTTGGCATCTATTTCACCTAACTTGCTGTTATTTAGTTCTGTAATTAGTTCCTTGATCTCGTGTTTCACCTCAAACAACATGCTTTCTTCTAAATTGTCTCTATTGGGAACGTCTTTTTGGAATAATCCTGCTTTTCTATATTGATCTGTGACGGAACTGAGGCTGCTCAACCCATTTTGTCCGTATGAACCTGGGTTATTTATTCTGGGAGTGTTCATCTCTGAACCTCTGCGTTTTCTTGCGCTTGCTCTTGTGCCGCGACTTCCCTTGCGTTTGTCGTCTCTCTTACCTGGTGCTGCGAGTAGAGTGTCTTCGTCTGGGGAAGCAACATCTTCTGCTGCCGAGGTTTCCTCAAAGTCTCCTGCATCTCCGAGCAAGTCATCTTCTCCACCTAAGTCTCCACCTAAGTCTCCGCCTAAATCGCCGCCTAAGTCTCCGCCTAAGTCGGCACCTCCGCCTCCTCCTGCTGCTTCGCCTTCGGATGCGACAGCTTCAAGTTCGGCGTCAAGCTTTCTGTCGTAGAACATCTCTCTTTGGTTGCGTAGGAACTCTTCTTCTGATAGGTTGAAGATATTGTCGGCAACCCAGCGACGGGAGAAGAAACCTTCTGTTGCTGCTGCTGCGATGTCAAACTTGGTGTTCCAGTGTTCCAACTCTTGGAGTTCTGCCGTCTTTGACGGGTTGTTTAGGGACAACTTGAAGTTTATCAAGTCAGCGCCTTTGTATCCGAGAGTGTAGAGATGAACGATGCCTATCTTCTCAAGTTCTGAGACGATGGAGCGTTGGAGTCTCTGGATGGTTCGTGAGAACCTGATGTCTTTCTGAGCGAGGGTTGTTTTGTCCTCGTCTCCGCCCTCACCTTGGGTTAGGTAAGATGCTGGTATTTTTAGTGCCGAGAAGAGTTTGTCTCTCAGGTATTTTACATCGTCGATGTCGCCTGTGTTAGAACCGCCTGAGAGGGGTTCTATTTTGGATGATACTCCTCCACGGACTGGAATGAAGTAGTCCTCTTCTGTAGACATTGGATTGTATCGCAAGTCAACGCGCCCAGTGTTGGAGTCAACGACTTGGTTGCGCTTCATCTGCGTCATTACCTTCTGCATGTACTGCTCTACATCTGATGGGGATACATTTCCTACATCAATATAGAATACACGGCGTTCTGGTGCCCGAACGATACGATACGCCATCATAGCGTCTTCGAGTAGGATAAGTTGGCGAAAGATACGACGGGCGGGTTCAAGGACGGAAGTTCCGTATGGGGCATATTTGTCGTTGCCGAGGATGCGGAAGTGTCCTACCTGCCAGTTCTCGAATGTTAGTCCGCCTGAGTTCCACTGGAACTGGACGTATTTTGGGTTTGTCTTGTCCTCGCCTTCAAGTCGTTCTATCTCGTGCGTCGGTAGTCCGACGACAGATTGGATTCCAAGGCGTTCGTCAATGTCGAGGTATAGAAAGAAGTCTCCGTATTTGCACATTGTGCGACTCCAACCGAATAAGTTGTGCTCAATGTTTAGAACGGTGTGATAGAGTTCGTTTAGAACTGACTTTATCTCTTCGTTTGAGCATTTGATAGAGAGGAGTGGAGATAAGTCTGACGATGTAGTCATCTCGTCTGCATAGATGTCCATTGCAGATGCTATTTCTGGAGTGTATTCCATTTGTTCAAAGTCTTGGTATCGCTCGGCACGCATTTGGTTCGCCATAATAGCGGTGCTTAGTTGCTCAAATGGGTTGTAGTTCGCCTTCTTGAAGTTTAGTCCAGATGCGGACTGGAACTTGAACTTGTCTAACTGAACTCTTGATAGTTTTCTGCTTGTCTGGGTTCGGTAGTTTACCAATGGACCAGAGAGGAGGCGAGTCAACTGTTTGAATAATGCCGATTGGTTGTTTTTTGGATTGCTTTTGTTCTTTGCCATAATGTATTATCCCTTGTAGAGCCATCCGAAATGCTGTGCAAGCTCTGCTGCTTGCCTCTGCTCCGAATCCATGTTACTTGTTTCCTTGCGGTAACCTTCTTGTCCCTTTATCTGATTATTTATTCTTGTAGTTGCTACAAACATTGAGTTGACGAATGCTTCTCGGTATTCTTGTTCTACCTTTCCTGCTTCGAAAGCTATGTCTCGAACATAACATCCAATAGCGAGTGCCATTGTCAAGTCATCGTTGTAACCTCTCATTGCTTCTGGACGTCCATTGTTCCAAATAAATGTCCTTAATTCGTTTATTGTTCTCTGTGATCGAATAGTAATTAGGTTGTTGCGGATAAACTCTTCCAACTTTGCTATGATAATAGGGCGAGTTTTTGATGTTGTCGAGAAACCCAAGACAGTGTTGGACATGTTTTCCGCTTGAACCTGTGGAACATACTCATGAGTTGACTTCATGGAGTAGTATATATTAGTATAACACATTTCTTTCAACTTTGTAAGAACTGTGTATCCAACTGAGTTATTTTCTACTACTACCATTGCATTATTGTAGTCTTTTCCTGTGCTGAATAGCATTTCTGAATAGGTGTCTAATGTTGGTTTTCCTTGATACTCGGCAACTATCTCCATAGTCTCTAACTTGATGATGTGAAATGTTGAGTTATCTTTTCCGTCGCCTCGTGCTACATCGGCAGTTATTAGGTAGTTGTTTTCTTGTCGTGCCTTTTCCCAAATCCAAATGTTTCTATCGAACCCTACTCTGTATTCGGGTTCCGTCATTTCGCTTTCTAATCTTGATATCTCGTCTCCGTGGATGACTGTTTCACCAGACATGTTGAAGGAACACTCCAACTCCTGTGCGATTGCTCGGCGAGACATGTTCTTTGTCTCTTTCTCGAACCACTTCTGATCTCTGTCGGGATGAACGTCCCAAAGGAGAGTAGTCATAAAGAAGTCGTTTTCTTCTGCCTGTGCGTCAACGCACGCTTTGTGGAACCAGTTTCCAACGCCGTTTGGAGAAGAGAGGGCGATACAGCGTCCACCTGTTGACAGGGTGGAGTATAGTGCTGTCCAGATTTCGTCCATTCCCTCAACGTGAGCAGCCTCATCTACGACGAGGAGTGAGAGTGCTTCGGAACGTCCAGCGTCTGCTGATGTTGCCGATGCCTTTATCTCTGAACCGTTTGATAGGACGAATGATGCTCGGTTGTCGATGTCTATCGATGCTATCTGCATCCACGGCGGCAAGTTCTTCATAATGTGCTTCACCTTCTTGACGAGGTTAGAAGCAACTTGGAACTTAGTTGCGACGACAAGGACGTTCTTGTTTCTGTGAAACAGGAGCATCCAAGCGATGTAGGCGGCAGTTGTGGTTGAGATACCTAACTGGCGTGCTTTCAATATTACGTTGAAGCGATGATCGTTAAAGTTCTTTACGAGTTCTTCTTGAAAGTCGTAAAGTTTGAATGGAAGAAGCCCCTCAAGTGGGTGGGCAATCTTCGCATAGTTGGTTATGAAGTATGTCGGATCTTTTCCGCTCTTTAGTATCTCTTTTAGTATTTCATTCTTTGTAAGTTGAAACGACATCTACACATCACTTATTTGGACCAAGAGCTAAGAAATCTTTGAAAGACTTTTCAAGTCTTTCCTGTGATGGTTCACCCACTGGCATGACATCACTTAAATTTCCAACCTTGTAAGATCTGTTTCCAGTTACCCAAGCTCTAACGCTGGAGGAGTTCTGAACCATTACGTCTACTTCACCTTCGGCAGTTAGGCTAAGTGTGTCTTTCGTTATCTTTTTGTATTCTTTCTTAATGAAACTTGCGACTTTCTCAATCATATCTTCAACTTCTTTTTCGATATTGCCAGCGTAGACGTCTTTGAGTCTAATGTCACTTTGATAGTTGATGTTTAGCAAGTTTCCGTGGAAGTTGACGCCGAATCCGTCGATGACGCGAGAGTCTGTGAGAGCATCGCCCTCTTCTCTCTTCAATCCTACTTTCTTCGTTTCGCCGTCTAATACGAAACGTTCGTCGTGTGAACCGTCGCGAGCGTTTGCCGCTGCTTGTGAGATGTCTCTTACGATGTCTAAAACTGTAGCCATTTATTTATTTTCCTTTTTTGGACGCCATCCGTCTGTCCAGCGTTTTTCTCTGCCCTCAATCCATTGGACGTGGCATCTGTTACAACAATCGTATTTGCTCATAAAAACATCATCCCTTCTGTCGAAGGAATAGACATCGCAAACAGAACAAACCCTATTGCTATCTTTATTAAGTAGTTTTTTTGATATCAAAACGCCTTGGACTTCCATTTTTTCAGTCTTTTCAGTCAATCTTTTTACTTTTTGGGCGAGTTCCTTCAATTGTTCGAGGTAATCCTGCTCTTTTTCCTCGTTCCAATTCTTTGAAGGATGCTGAACTGTTTCTTCTCCATACTTCTCGGATATAGCTTTCTCTACCTTTACTTCGTAGTTTGGATCTTTATTATCAGTCATTTCATTATTTCCGATGCTGCATAGAGTGTTCCCAAAGTTAGTCCTATTCCTGCGACGACACCGCCTGCCATCCACCAGTGGTTGTTTTTATTTGGCTGTTCGAGTGCAAGTTCTCTATAGGTGTCTATTTCGTCGTTCTTTATGTCCATCAACAAGTTGTGCCTTTCATCAAGAGAATCATAACTTATTTGCAAGCTGTCTATTTGGAACTGCATATTTGCTGTGGTTCTCGCTATTTCGTATTCAACTCGCAAGTCGCACTCTTCAAAAGAATACTGGTTGTCGGCAAGCAGTTGTGCGGTTGCCGATGGGTTGAACAGAGTTCCTGCAAATGGTGCTGGCTCTGCCTCATCCAGATGCGTATATCTTGGGGCATCTTGGGCGAACGCAGGTGCTGCTGAGAACAATGTTACTGTTAGTATCTGTGAAATGATTCTATTCTTCATATGTAAAACCAAACTCTTCCTCTATTGCTCTGTTTGCCATCTCGGGGTTTTCTGAAAGAGTTTCTAATAGTTCTAAATATCTTGCTCTCTTCTCGAATGAAAGTGATTCTTCTCTATTCTCGAACTCTCTTTCTAGTCTCGCCAATGATTCGTCTCTTAGTCTGAGTGCTTCTTCTTTCTCTTCTTGCTCTTTGTTGCGACTATTCTCTAAAACCTCTATCTCTTTCTTATAGTTGTCGATAGTGTTGTCAAGTATCTTCTTATACATCGCTACATTTTTGCGAGACATTAACCATACGAATAGCGTCCAAGCTGAGATTGCTACTATCTTCCAATGGTGCTTAGTCCACACCCAAGCCTTAGTTAGTGCAAGTATCATTCACTCTTTCCGAACTTTAGCATAGCGACTACATCAACGG